CATTCACCATGCCAGCACCCCCGCTGCGATAACAAACAGCGCGATGACTGCGATGATGTCGGATAATGCGTTGCGGATGCGCCCGTCTGGTTTCTGTGTCATGTCGTGGTTTCCTTTTCTGTGTTCCTGCCCCCTTGATACACAAAGCTGATCGGGGTGGCAAGGGGAAAAACGTCATTTTGCCAAGGTATTTTGACGGTTATGAAAATAACCTAGCGTTTGCAATGACATAACCGGCTTGAAAACTGCGGGTTATGACTTGGGTAATGCATCGAAACCCCTTATTTGTAAGGCGATGAGGCCCCTACTACTACTACTACTAACCTTTTAAAATAAATATATATATATAACAAAGATTTTTAACCTTAGCATAAGGGGGTGAATATACATTACTGTTGATATTGGGGTGTCTTTTTGCAAACGGGTTAGGTAATTTTGAAGCTAAGTCATTGAAAAGTAACGATCCACCTCATAACCCAAAATTTGATTTTAGCGCGAGGTTGGATTTTGCAACGCCTTGCGTCTGAAAATTTAACATGCTATGAAGTTCGGGCGGGGAGGTCTGCACAACCTCAACCCGCCCATATCAGCGCCAACTTTGAAGGGATGCGCCAATGAGAAAAGATTTAGCATTTATTGAGATGCTGCACAACCTGCTAACGGTTGATGCACAAGCAGGCAAACTGTACTGGAAGCCGCGCCCATTTGATCGGTTTAAAACTGATGATATTGGCGAGCAATGGAATGATGAAAATGCTGGAAAAGAAGCGTTTGTTCGATCCGGCAACGGGGGCGCTAAATGGGAAAGCATTAACGGAATGCGGCAATCTGCAAGCCGGATCATTTGGGCCATGCACCACGGCAAGTTTCCAGACGGAACGATATGCCACATCAACAATGATCAGTCCGACAACCGCATTGAGAACCTGACACAGAAACACAGCAAGGATGCTGGCAAATGACCGACCCCATCACAGACTTCATAGACCACATGCGCGGGCTTGGTATCGGCCCGCACGACCCCGCTGAAATCATCGCGGACGACAAACGGCGGCGGTATCGGATGGAGGATGACAAGGCAAAGACCCGCAACGCCAGCTATCAGTTGCGGGTGGAGGCGGACGGATTTGCTTGCGGGTGGGTGCGGTCTTTTAAGGAGGGCGAGACGCACAACTGGCACAGCAAAACCAAGCGCAAGGCCGATCAGACACAGCGCGATGAATGGAAACGCAAGGCGGATGCAGAACGCAAGAAACGAGCGGCAGAGATTGCGGAGCACGCCAAGTCAGCAGCAGAGAAATCCAGCCGCATTTGGTCACAGGCCGCAACGTCCGGCGTGACCGGCTACATGACACGCAAGCAGATCGACAAGCTACACGGAGCGCGGTTGTGGCGAGAGTTGGTTGTTGTGCCAATGCGGATTGACGGCAAATTGACCGGGCTGCAATTCATCAGCGGCGACGGGTCCAAGCGGTTTCTGACAGGAAGTGCCAAACAAGGCGCATATCACGCAATGGCAAGCAAGGGTGAGAACCTTGGCCGGATTGTTATTTGTGAAGGCTATGCGACAGGGGTGGCGCTGCGCTGTGCCCTGGACTTGCCTGTGATTGTGGCGTTCGACAGCGGGAATTTGAAGGCGGTTGCTAAAAGTATCAGCAAGAACAATCCAGATGCGGAGATCATTATTGCGGGGGACTGCGATCAATGGACGACTAAGCCCGACGGCACGGCATGGAACCCCGGACTTGAGGCGGCACAGCAAGCGGCGGTTGCGATTGGCGGGGCGCGTGTGATGGTTCCTGATGTGCCGGATAGTGACCCAGAGCGCAGAACTGACTGGGATGACATTGCGCGTAGTGAGGGGTTGCAGGCTGTACGGGATGCGTTTGCACGGATACCAGAGGCCGCGCCGGAGTACGAAATGCCAGACTATAACGACACGGGCGATGGTGACATGGACGCGCCAAGTGACCCGCTTGATGACATTAGACCATTGGGCCACAATCGCGGGTTTTACTCGTTTTTCCCAAAAACAGCGGGGCAGATCGTGACGCTACAAACGGGCGCAATGGGACGCATTCAGAACCTGTATTTATTGGCCCCGCGCAAATGGTGGGAGGACAACTACAGTCCAGACGGAAAAACCCCCGACAGCCAGATTTGCGCGTTTGCATCTGCGCACCTGATGGAAGCGTGCCACCGCAAGGGGATTTTCCAGCAAGAAAACACGCGCGGGGTGGGCGCATGGATCGACGGTAAGACGCCCTTGGTGAACTGCGGTGATTTGATCATCACGGCGGACGGTCGCAGGGCGCACCCGGCAGAGTTTCGCGGTCAACACGTTTACGAAAGCGGACCGCGAGTTGTGGATGTGACGGCGGATGCGCTGACGAATAAAGAGGCGGTGCAGTTGCGCGACATTTGCCACCGCCTGACATGGAAGAAACCACAATACGCTGACCTGCTTGCGGGCTGGCTGGTGATTGCGCCGATTGGGTCCGCGCTGACATGGCGTCCGCATATCTGGCTAACTGGTCGGGCTGGGTCTGGCAAATCAACTATCGTCAATGAGATCATCGAACCCATCATTGGCAAGATCGGCATCAAGCGCGATGGCGGCACGACCGAAGCGGGGATGCGCAAGGCACTAGGAACAAGCGGTCGACCGTTTGTCTTGGATGAGGCCGAAGCGGAAAGCCAGCAACGGCAAAGCGAGATGACCAAGATTTTAGGCCTAATCAGGGGCGCGTCGTCTGGGTCTGTTGTGGAGAACGCGAACGCTAATTTTCAAGTGCGGTCGTGTTTCTGCCTGGCTGCGATCATTCCGCGCATTGAACAGGTTGCTGACAAAGAACGGATCACGATGCTTGAGGTGTTGCGCGATGAGAGGAAGGACAGGGCAGATAGATACGCGGCTTTGATAAATGACATTCACGTCACGATCACGCCAGCCTATGCCAGCCGGTTGTTGGCTCGGACGATTGAAAACCTGACGACCTTGCTTGCCAATGCGGATGTTTTCAGCAAGGCGGCAAGCGAGGTATTTGGCAACAAACGTTCAGGCGACCAGATCGGCCCAATGCTTGCGGGTGCGTATTTGCTGACATCAACGCAAGTGGTGACGCTCGATGTGGCCCGCGCATGGATTGCCAAACAGAATTGGGATTGGCACACCGCGTCATATGATGACAGTGACGCGGCGAAACTAATCACGCACATCATGACAAGCCGGATCAGGTACGACCACGAAGGCATGAACCGGGAAGCCACGATAGGCGACTTGGTGCAACACGCGATGCATACGGGCGACATGCAGGGCAAGGCAGCGGACAAGGCGTTGCGGTCATACGGCATTAGGGTCAGGGATAATGAGCTGTTGATTGCGAACAGTGCGCCAAACATGCGAAAACTGCTGCGCGAAACGCCATACACGCCATGGCAGCGGACGCTTGGCGATTTCCCCGGCTCGCACAATAACGAAAACAAGCCGGTGCATTTCATGGCTGGTCTGACAAGCAAGGTCATGTCGTTGCCATTGGATGCGGTTGTAGGTGGCGATCCTGTGCAGGGTGAAGAATTGGATTTTGATGGGGGGGATTTGGCGTGATTAACCTATTCCCAGACCAAGCCGACCTTATCGACCGTATAAGGGGCAAGATGGCGCGTCACAAATCAATCTTGATGCAATCCGCAACAGGTAGCGGCAAAACCGTTATGGCCGCGTACATGATCCAGAGCGCAGTTGCTAAGGGCAATCGGTGCGTGTTTGTTGTGCCACGTAATGAGTTGTTAAGGCAAACTGCGGAAACATTTAACGCGTTCGGAATTGACTTTGGTTATTTCGCAGCCGGATATGTGGCGAACCCGTTTGCAAAGGTTACGCTGGCATCAGGTCCAACCCTTGCGCGGCGACTGGACAAGGCACCCGCTGCAACGGTTGTTCTGGTCGACGAGGTGCATTACGGCGCTGCGCAGTTGGAGACCATCATCAGGCATTATCAGGCGCGGGGTGCTTGGGTTGTCGGATTATCCGCAACACCTTGGAAAATGTCAGGCAAGGGCTTGGGGGGTTGGTTCGACGTAATGGAACAAGGCCCCAGCCTTGGCAAGCTGATAGACGACGGGCGGCTGTCTAAGTATCGGCTTTTCGCGCCGTCTGCCCCTGACCTTTCAGGCGTCAAGACAACGGCGGGTGATTATGCCAAGGGGCAGCTTTCCGAGGTGATGGAAAACGACCGCGTTCTGATCGGCAACGCTGTCGGGCATTACAAAAAGCACGCGGCCGGGCGGTTGAACGTGACTTTCTGCACCAGCTTGAAGCACGCGGAAATCGTGGCAGAGGCATTCAACGCGCAAGGCATCCCGGCGGCTATGGTATCAGGCGCGATGGATCAGGATGAACGCAGCCGCCGGATCAAGGCATTTGCGCGGCGTGAATTGCATGTTCTGACCAGTGTAGACCTGCTGACTTTTGGCTTCGATCTTGCCAGCGCCGCCCAGGTGGATGTGACGATTGAGGCAATGTCTGACATGCGGCCCACTAAGTCGCTTAGTTTGCAGCTCCAAAAATGGGGCCGTGTCTTGCGCAAGAAAGATTACCCTGCTTTGATCTTTGACCACGCGGGCAACAGTGACCAAGACAGAGGCCACGGCCTACCTGACGATCCCCGCGACTGGACACTAGAGGGGCGCGACAAACGCAGCAAGGAAGGCGCTGAACCGACGCAGCCAGTGAGACAGTGCCCGACCTGTTACCACGTCCACAGGCCCACCCCAGAGTGTCCGGCGTGCGGGTTTGTGTATCCTGTGCAATCGCGCATGATCGAAGAGGTTGATGGGGAATTGGCGGAGGTGACAGAGCGGCAAGAAAAGAAGCAAGCAAGGATGGCACAGGGGCGAGCGCAAACGCTTGCCGAGTTGATGGCGCTTGGCAACAGTCGCGGCAGGGCATTGCATATATTACGGGCAAGGCAGGCGAAGACATGACCCCCGGCTTTATCCCATTCCACACCATCGACAGCGACACAGCGGCAAACGATGCGCGGTTATTTTGCAAGTCTCGCGGCCTAACACAAGACGACGCGCGGATAATCCGGCGCGAAATTAATGGAGAAATGATGGTATGCGTAGAGATCAAAAGAAAGTGCGTTCTGAAGCTAACGTTCAAGGGGACTGCATGATCGCGCTGAGTGATGCGGGGTGTGTAATCTGGCGCAACAACTGCGGCCAATTGCCAGACCGCACCGGGCGTCCCATTCGTTATGGCGTGGGCAACCCCGGCGGCTCTGACCTTATAGGCATTGCACCTGACGGGCGGTTCTTGGCCGTTGAGTGCAAGACGGCAATAGGCCAACCCACCGACGCGCAAGTGAGGTTTATTGACGCGGTGCGGGCTAAGGGGGGCCGCGCAGGTATCGCACGATCAGCAGAAGATGCGGTCAAGATTGCTCTTGACGATGGATAACGCTAAGGTTAAAAGCAATGCAGGAACACGTTGAAAGCATAATGAAGGAAACCACGATGGACAATGTGCCAATTCTTTACCGAAATATTATGGACGGCCTGCCAAGTAATTTTGCCCGCGATGTTTTTCTTTGGGCAACTGACCGCCCCGGCAATGACCGCATGTGCTACAGTGCGGAAAAATTTGCTCTTGAGGCTGATCTGCTTGAGCGGCGGCTAACGCCGATGCTAGACGCCGCCTCAAAAATTCACGGCATGGAAGGCCACGATCCCGACTTAATGAACTTTATATTAAAGCGCCATGCAAATTATAAATGGGGTGGCAACGTTGCCCCCAATTATGCATAATGAAAAAGGAAACCACGATGACAACCACATTCCACAACGTCGAACAGGGCACCGAAGAATGGCTGCAACTACGAACGGGGATTATCACCGCGTCAGAAATGAACGCTATTTTGACGCCAACATTGAAAACCGCGAACAATGACAAAACACGTCAACACGTTTGGGAAATCGCGGCGCAACGTATTAACAAATATACCGAACCGTCATACATTGGTGACGCTATGTTGCGCGGTCATGCTGACGAAATCATTGCGCGGGATTTGTATTCAGAGCGGTATGAACCTGTTGAAGAAGTCGGATTTATCACCGGCACGATTGACGGGGCAACGATTGGTTACAGTCCAGACGGCGTTTGTGTTTTGAACAACGGCGGGATTGAGTGCAAAAGCCGTGTGCAGAAATATCAGGTTGAAACCATTGTTTCAAACGAGGTGCCGATTGAACACAGGCTGCAACTGCAAACAGGTTTGTTTGTGACTGGCTGGGATTGGATCGATTACATTTCATTCAGCGGGGGAATGCCGATGTGGGTCATTCGCGTCGAGCCTGATCCGGAATATCAAGACGCTATTAAAGCAGCTGTTTTGGCGTTTGAAGAAAAGGTGAATGCCGTCATTGGCGCATATCACGACCGATTGAAAACCGCGCCCGTCTTGATCGACACAGAGCGCCAAAACCACGATATGGAGATGATTATCACATGACACAGCAGCAAATGGAAATGGAACGGATGCTTAACGAAGTTTTCAAGAAAGTATTGGGGGGTAAATGGTGATGACCGATGTAAAATCAAGCAATCAATGGAACGAGCGTGAGGCGTTTGAAAGGGCTGTCGGTGTTATAATTATAAACCAGCGCGTTTCTACGTCATACATCCAACGTCAACTTGGAATTAGCTACAATAACGCCGCAAGGTTAGTCGAAATGGCAGAGGTAGCGAAAATCATTGCGCCAGCAAACCATATTGGGAAGCGCGAAGTATTGCTAAAGATTGAGGTAAAAGAATGACCGATGTAACCCAAGCAATTGCGCCGAAGTCTGACCAGATGAACGCCGACGACCTACTGCAACCCCGCACCATCCGCATCACGGAGGTGTCAGTGCAGGCAACACCAGAGCAACCCATTGCAGTCAGGTTTGACGGCGACAGTGGCCGACCATGGAAACCGTGCAAGACCGCCGCGCGTTGCCTTGCCACGATCTGGGGGACTAACTCCGCGCAATGGATCGGCCTGCACTGCACGATCTATAACGACCCGACAGTGACATGGGCGGGGGCTGCGGTCGGCGGTATTCGTGTGTCGCACATGGAAGGCATCGACAAGCCGCGAACCCTGCAACTGACTAAGACGCGCGGCAAGAAGGGCGCGGTCACAATACAGCCTTTATTGATGGCAAACGCACCACCACCACCAGACCCAAAGCCAGCACAAGACGCGGCAAGGGCTGCTGCGTCACAAGGCAAGGCGGCATTTACTGAGTGGTGGAAGGCGAACA